ATAAATTAAATCTCCTTCTCTTGGTCTAGTGCTTAAAATAACTTCACCTTCACCACTACCATCATCCAATGCACCTAAAAATGGTGCAATAAAATCTTCAAATCTTTCTTTTGAAATAGTAATTAGTAATTCATCTCTTAAACTCATTCCAAATTTAGTTAAGATGTCACCGGCACCAGAATATCCATCGTAAGTATTCACATACGCTTCGATAGCAAAATTATCATCAAATCTAGAAGTTTGAACTTCTTCTATTATAGTTTTTCTGTTAACAAATTTTCTCGGAATATAAACAACCTCAACTCCATGCATTCTAAGATGCTCATTTACCAAATCCTGAATAAGTCTTTGTTCAGAAGATGTTCCCTGTAAAAAGAAAGGATTAAGTGCCATTATCCAATAAAGTCGTATGGTGGAAGTTCATAATCCATTGACATTCTCTTGGTTATTTCATCAATTTCTCTTTCTGCATCTTCATATATTTCTCTACCATTAAATTCCAGTCCACCTGGCAATTTAACACCTCTAAACTTAATTAGGTTTTGACCCCACTGCCTCTTAATTAATGCAGTTAAATATCTTTTTACAAAACTGTCATTATAAACTTTTGTAAAATCATTTGGATTCAAAATTCTATAACAATCCAAAACAAGAAAGTTTCCAGCAGATTGTGCTCCCCATTCAATATCCAAATATAATCTATTTTGTCTTTTATTAAATCTCAACTGCTTATCTGTTGTGAGTAAAAAATCAATATCGGATAGATATGATTTAACCATAGAATATTGTAAAAGTTCAACTGAATTGAAATAATATAAATCATTTAAAAATAGTTGATATTTAATACTAAACATTCCACCAGAGATGGAACTAGTATCAAATTTAAATACATTTTCAATACCAATTACTGAATCTGGAACTTGAATATAATTTGAAGACTCATACCAATTATAGGTTGTTCCAGTTGTCGATGTTGCTGTTGATGTTGTAATTCCAGGTCCTCTTGGAGACTTTGAAGTTGCTTTACCCTTATCAATAT